TTTTCTGTTAAAAATTACCATAACATGCATTTTAATAAAATTAGTATCTCTTTCAAAGTTATCACCAATAATTCCACCGACAACCCCTAATTGAAATGAAGCGATATTACAAAGTTCGACAGAGTGTTCTATAGGGTCGTGGTCTAATTCCTCTCCGTTGACTACCTGCTTTTCCATCTCAAATAAATGGTCTAAATTTTTAGCAGCTTTTTTAATATATCCATCGGCTAAATCGTTGGTAACTTTATCTAATTTTTCGAATAAAACTACAGCTGATTGACAAATATCAAAGTGTTGAGTTTCATACCCCTTAACCGTAATATTTTTACCACCACCAAAATGAGATGGTTTTTCTTTTTCTTGCTCCTGTTCCAATAAAGGTATTAACTTAATCATGTGTTTTTCCTTTTAAATTGTTTAAATTTTACATCCATCTCAATCACATATTTTTTATAAAAATTCTGTAATTCTAATACTTGTTTTTTATAATCGGCTTCGCCATCCTTTGTATCCTTAGCCAAATCTTTTATTAATCTTTTTATGCTATCACCGACTTTTTTGATATCTCTTTCGATGAATTTAAAATAATTATCAAATCCAGCAAATCCCATTTTAATTTTTTCTTCATCTAATTGTTGATATCTACTTAACCTAAAGTCTTTCCACTTATCAAGCATTTGTCTATTGTCAGCCATTATATGCCACTTATGATATCATTTATAATTTTTTCAGTTTTACACCAAACTCCACACTCAGCTGCTGGTCTATTCTTATCAACCGATTCATTCATTGGATACATAAAGGCTCCATGCGTGGATGGGTTGGAAACAAAATCAAAAGCTATTAATTCGAAATCACTTTGTACCTGTTGAGCATCACCCTCTTCTATAGCTTCGACCGAACCTATGCCTCTGCTTGAAATACCTAATTTTATCCCACTCTTAAATAATTCTTTTAATATGTTACCGCTTGGAGTCCCTAATACCTCAACTGTTCCCATCAAGTCGTTGCTTTTCCAATACATATCTATAATATTGTGAGATGCATTTGATAAATTAACAACCGAACTATCTGGATGGTCAAGCTCTCCTAAAGCTCTATTTTCCTTTATAAAATTATTATTATAATTTTTAGCCTCTCTCATAAGGATTTCTTTTGGATATACTCTACCATTCTGATTTTTGGCTTCGGCTCTCTGCAATACACCCTTAACGATGAGTTTTCCGTTGTTTTCTTTTATAGATTCTGTTATTTGTTTTTTTGATACGTCAAATGGTATATATTCAACCAATAAGTTTTTATCCATTATTTTAGACTCCCTACTTTTGTAGCTAATTTTACTAATCTTTCTGAGATTTTTCCTAAAGCTTTGTGTGTATTTTTCCAATAATTTTTTGAATCAACATTTAATTCTGTTTTTAGCTTTAAATTCATTTTGATTACTTTATCTAATTCTTGTAGGGCGTCTCTAACTTCTCTTACAGATTTACCAATCTTTTGTTTTGGAGTCATTGATTCGTCATTTCTCCAATCGTGATATCTTCCCTCTTTCATAGATTCTAATTTTTGTTTGACTATTTTAGCCTTTGATGGATTTACCCTATTGACACCAACAATAGCTTTTACACCTTTTCTTAAATTTTTTGATATCAACATTTTCGCTTCACCTGGCGAACCTGCATCAACGACAACAGTTGCGGTGTCGCTTGCATCATTACCTAACATAAATTTAACTGCAAATTTAGCTTCTTTGACTTTCATATAACCTCCTGCTGTGGCTATAGCCTTTTCTTTATCTTTATCTTTTTTGGATTTTGGTTTAGATTGAAATGCGTAAGGAGTTTTTGGGGGGCCTTCACCACCATCTATATTACCTGTTACTGAAGCCTCTTCGAGTGCTTGATTGATTAACTCTCTTATAATCTCTTTTAATTTATCTATCGCCGATGACATTTTCTAGCTCCTTAATTAACTCATAATATCTCATAAGATTTACTATCTGCTTGTCTTTAACCACATTACCAACTTTAAGGTTTGGTATTTGATTGATAACTTCACTTAATTTTATTTTTGTGACCTTATCATCAACTTTTATTAAGTAGTTTTTGAGTATTTTAGTAACCTTTGATACCTCAGAGCTGACCACCTCTTTTAAGGAATTAGTATTGGATATGTTGTTGACATATTCTCTCAATAATTTCCTTTGAGGGTCATTTAAGGAACTATATTTGGCGTTGAATTTATCAACTAATAATTGATAGGATAATAATCTAACGTCTTTATCTTCTTCTTTTAATTTTGAACCTTTTTTATTTTCGTTAAGAGTATTATTATCACGTGTGATGTATTCTATAATTGTATATCTGCCTTCAGTAATTGGAATAACATCAGTATGGGTATTTGATGAATGAAAAACTTTATAAATTGAGGCTAGAATTTTATAATTAGGAATTCTAACCTTAAAGAAATCAGATACATTATAATTTTCTTTGATTTCTTTTATTAAATTAAATTTTTCTCTTTTTAAAACTGAATTATTTATATTTTGGCGTGATTTAATTACCGCGTCTACTAAATAGGTAGCTTTATTTTCTGATTTAAAATTTTTATTGATTAATATATTATATAATTGGTTTTCTTTTCCAATTTCAGTTCTCTCATTAAAATATTTTTTAACTAGTTTAACGGCTTTAGAACTTTTTTCGTTTGCATTCAAAATATCGGCTGTCACTTGACGAGTCAACAACTCAAAAAGGATGCCTGTGTTTTTTATCTTTGAATGTTTAACACTCTGCTTCATAAATTACTCCAAAAAAGTTTTCATACACTTTCATATACAAATATTCATATATAAATATAAAGAAACATAATAATTATTCATATTATGTATCAGATAAAGAGGAAGATAGTTCGGATTCATATTCCTTTTCAACTTCAGTCGTTTCGTTAATCAAAGTCCTATCTTTTTTGTTAAAAACACCCTTTAACTTATCAAGATGTGCTAAAGCCAAACCACTTCTATACTCAGTTCCATACTTTGGAGCATGTGAACCAGCTTTTTTGAGGTCATGTTTTCCTATTGGGTCTCTACCCCTAGCACTTCCATCTTTTCCATAATGTGAAATTTCTTTCGGTCTACCAGCTCCTTCAAATCCACCCTCTGGTGCGCCACCTTTATCATTAAGTTCATGTCCAGTTCTACCCATAGCCATATCCGATGGTGTACCTTGCGCCTGTCCACTCTCTGATGGGTCGTTACCTTCATTTTCAATTTGAGAACGTCTGAATTTTTCCTTAAAATCTTCTATTATACCATCCTGCTCTTCTTTTTTCTGTTCGTCTGTAAAATTAAATATATTTTTATAAACCCATTCGCTTGATAATAAACCATCACCAATCATATCTCTAGCTAAACTAATTTTATTTCCTAACAATTCTAGCTTTTCTTGCTCATAAACGGTTGATGGGTTTGTTAATTCTAAATCAAAATTAACTAAATCTTGGTCGGTGTAACCTTGCGCATATAAATGAACGATACCAATTTTTGTTAACTCACTAACAATAATTCTTTGGATTCTTTCAATTGTTCTAGCAAACCTAACATCTTGTGCTGCTAAAGTAGCTTTACCCTCAACTTGCTCCTCATAACCGATAAAAGCGGATGGTATTCTTAAGGCTGCCATTAATTTTTTTCTTAGATATTCAATATCATCTGTGGCGTTAAAATCTAATCCACCTAAAGAATCTATTTGAGTACCACTATCTCCACCTCTTACAGGCATAAAAAAGTCTTCTGTTAGATTTTGAATATTGTATTTTAAATTATATTGTCCATTATCATCTAAGACAGGTGCTTTTTTCATTTTGTTTACAATTTTTTGCATATATTGGTCAACCTCTGCTGGAGGAATATTTCCAATATCAATTTTGAAGACTCTCTTCTCAGGAGCTCTCATTATCCTATGGATTAACATAGCATCTTCCATCAAAGATAGTTGTTTCCATATCTTTCTACCACCCTCTAATTGTGACCTACCATAAGGTAAAAAGTTTGAATCAGCTAACATCCTAAAATGAGCTACTTCATAATTTTCAAATTCCGATTGTTCCTTACCACCAGGTAAAGAGTGACGTTTATCACCTGTTTCTAAAACATATTTTACATAATGTGGATTGGTTGGGTCATCCCCTTCAACTCTCGTGATATCATAAGCTGATATAGGTTCAACATTGGTTATACCAAATTGTTCACTAATGTCTAGCTTTAAAAAGAAATCACCATACTTAACTAAATTTCTCACCCACGGATACAAATTAAATTCTATGTTTAAAATATCATAATATAAGTTATGAAGTATGTCGTGTATATTACTGTTATCTGTTGTTATTTTTACAACCTTTCCATACTCACCTTTTAGAGTGGATTCATCAGCATATATATCCAAAGCAGATGCTATTATCGGGTCACTATCCATAGCTTCATAATCTCTGAATAATCCAAGCCTCATAGTTTTTTGATAAAGTGATTGATTGTAACCACTCATACCTGACATATTATTATATAATCTATTATATCTATCCACAAGTTGACGTTGTGCAACTGCCTGTACTTTCTCTGTATCAGCTATTTTAAGTTTTTTACCACCAACGTTTCTTACAATTACGTTTGTGGAAAATAATCTTCTAAGTCTACTGAATAGATTTTTATCAGCCATTTTTTACCTCTTAATTAATTAACCAATTTAATGATTCTTTTTGTCCCTTAACATCCCACTGCCAAGCATCGTCCTCTTTATCATCTGCTAAATAAACTCCTTGATTTGATGTTATACTACTTAGGGTTTTCTTTTGTAATGCGATACCTTCTGCTTTTAATCTCAAAGCCGTATCTCTTATCCATAAGCCAATGCCTAAACTCATAACTAAATCATCATTATAGCCAGTCATTGCCTCTGTCTTTTGACCATTGTAAATAAAAACAAATAATTCATCAATTAACCTTTGGGATTTAATGGTTAATGATTTTTCTCTGAAATATTCTTCCAACTTTGCAATTACCAATGGTCTGGTTTTCATTGACATTGTAAAGCCAGGCACTAAATTTTTATCTGCTTGTCTATATTTGTTTGAAATCTGATGTTGTGTATCCACATATTTCAAATCTTTGGATGTGTAAAATAAATTATCGTATCCTCTGTCTATACATTGTTGTAGAGCAGCCCAACCTATGTTGTTGTTCTCAACAACTAACAAAGCATTATTAAACTCAGCTGCTACATTGACTAATAGATTTCCAAAATCTCGTGTGGATATTTTTCCTTTGTATTCACCGACCTGTTTTACTTCCTCAAGCTCAATTATGTGAAAAGCGGAGTAGTCTGTACCATCACCTCTACTAACGTCAGCACATATTAAATAATCTTTTGTATAATTAGCAGGTTCCCAAATCCATAAATTACCATCAATACCTCGTTTTTCCAATGGTTCCTCTATGTTTTTTTCTCTGAACTCTTCCAAAATAATACCATCTATTACGGTTCTACCTGAGGTAATAAAGTTACAATCACATTCTTGAGCCGCCATAGACGGGCCTAAAAGACTATCTTGCCTATCTCTCCAATCTTGATTTCTTTCAGGATGTAATGTCCAATGTAACTTTATAAAATTAAATTCGTTTAGTCCATCTTCTGAATCCATCCAAGTTCTATGGAACCAATTACCAACACCATTTGGTGTTGAAAGAGCTATACATTGTCCACCAGTTGATAGTGTTTGTTGTGCCGAAGCCCAAATACCATCTATCTTATCAATAAAAGCTGCCTCATCAATAATTAGAAGTGATAACGCTTCTGACCTACCAGCCTCCTCCTTACTAGATATGGCTTTTATTTGTGAACCATTTTTGTATCTCAAGCTCAATTTGTTATCTTCAACGCATGGTTGTTTCAACCAACTTGGTAGATTAGCGTGCATCACTCTTACTTTGGTAACTAAATTTTTAGCCGTATCTTGTTTTGTTGCAATCACTAATATATTCTTATCAGCTTTAAACGTCATCATCCATAAAGAGTAACCTGCTGTTAAAGTAGATAAACCTAATTGTCTAGCTTTTAAAATAATATTGTATCTATTTACAGAAAACTCCGATAAAGTTTTTTCTTGAAAGTCATATAAATTAAAAGGGACTTTACCTTTCATAGGATGTTGTATCATCCCATATTTTTTTAAAAAATATACCGGGTCTTGCGCACACTTAATGTATTCTTTTTTGATTACATCTTTTAGTTGTTTATCATTTGTTTCCATTATAGTCCAGGTATTTGAGATGCTAAATAAATAGGAATTATTGCGCTAGCAATTCCATAAGTATACCAAAGATATTTGTTATCATACCATTTTGGTTTCACTAATTTAATTTGTTGTTCGTAATTATCTTCTCTTTCTTTTAACACAGATATTTGTAAATCTTTCTGACTTATCAAAGAAGAATCAATAGCTGTTTGCTCCTCATATTCCTTTACCAAATCCTCCAAATAACCAATTGATAGTTTTTGATTATTTATTTCAGATTCCATTTCTTTCATCTTATTAGCAATCTCAACTATTTGTTCATTGGTTAATAAAGGTTTTTGTTGCGCATAACAAAAACACATAAAAAAAATACAGAATATCTTAAATAAGTTTCTCATTATGGGAATAGTAAATTGACACTACCGCTACCACTCACTCTTTGAACACCAATTTCAAATACAGTATCTAAAGAGCCAGTCAATGTACTAGCAGCTACTGAACCACCCTTTGCCGCGGTAATGAATAATGAACCAGCATCTTCTATTGTAAAAGCAGCTGCTCCTCTCTCAGAAGCCGTAGCGAAGAAGTCAATACCGCTCGAACCATCTATCGTCTTTATTCTGTTATACTTGCCAGTAGCTTGAGCGGATGATGATGGTTGTGCTCTATCTATAAATTTGAAATGTGTTGCCAATCCAGTTGAAAATCGGTCAGACATTTGATTCTCCTAATTATTTCACAAATTTTTTCAAATACTCAGCTGCTTTTTCTGCATCATCATTATCAAATGCTTTTTGCATTTTGACCGTATTCTTTTTTGTATTTGTGAGTTTTCTTTTTAAATTAGTAATTTGTTTTTTGTTTGTTTTCTTATCTTTTTCTAAAGTCTTAATTTCTGAAGTAATACCCTTTTCTACCTTTTTAGAATTGTTGATTACTTTTTTTAGCTCTTTAACTTTCTTATCTCTTCGAGCACCTAAAAAAGCAGTCAACGCCATTGTCAATACTCCAACGATAGCTATCCAAGCTTTTTTTATTTTCATTGATACCTCCAGTAATTCATTAATAAATATCTAATTAAAGATTTTCTTTCATTTTCTCAATGTCTTTAAGAGCATCGTCAGCTAATTTATTAATTACCTCTTTATCTTTTTTAGATATATTCCATTTTTCTTTATCAACCGAATATCCATCAGGTCTGTTTTGATTAAAAAACTCAGGAGATTTTTGGTTTCTAAATCTTTTTATATCTTCTTCTAAATCGCTGAGATATGCTTTGGTATTATTTTTTACTTTACCATTTGCCCATTCTTCATAGGTTCCCTCAATTCTCATTTTATTTTCGGCTTCAACTTGACAATCGAAACAATGACCATATATTCTCCACATTTTATCATCTAATCTTTTTTTCATCGTCTTCTTACACTCAGGACAAAACCACGGCATTCGTGCTTCTTTCATTATCTCTGATAATTCATCTATTTGGTCACCATTCTTTTTATCAGTTTTGCTTTCATACCCAACCATAACCCTTTTCTCTGGCGTTTCACCTTTGATTACTGAGTCTAAATATTTTAATTGTCTCTCCCTTTCTTTTGGTGAGACATCATCTACTGGATTTCTTCCCATATTTTAAAAAGTTGTTAAACCTATTATTTGGTTTATTGGAGCAAAAGCGCCGGTAAATTTATAAGTTTTACCTTTGTATTTAAAAACCAATCCCTCCGCTGGAACTATTGATTTAAAACCACCAATCGCGTTTAGTTTGCTTAGTTGTTGTTTTAGAGTATTTAATTTTTTCAAATCCTTACCTTTTCTTACAACATTTATCGCTTTAACAACATCCTTTCTGATTGTTTGAACTGCTTTATCTGGATTAGCCGCTAAAAAATTACTTATATTTTTTAATATTTCGGCACCCAACTCAAAAAATAAAATTTCAAATGGTTTCATATTCTCTTTTACCATTTTGGTGTGGTCTTGTTTATCGGTAGATAAGAACCAATCTAAAAACTTTTGATTATCAATATCTGCTCTGATTTTTTGAACGCTATATGATTTGTCAAAGAATGCCCATCTCTTTGTTAAGTTCATTAAAACCTTATTTGGTATTGCGTATTTATATTGTTTTGCTGCGTTGAATATGAATTCCATCCAATAACTTTGATGATACTCATTTAGAGTATCGGTATCTTTTAATCCAAATTGACTTTTAAGTTTATCAATTCTATTGAAATAAATATCACGTTTTTTTCCAAAGTTTTGACTTTTTTTCAATGTTAAAAAATTTGGTTTTTGAACCTTAAACTTTTTTCCAATGTTCGCATTTATTTGAGTTATCATACCAGCCAATATTCTACCACCATCACGTACCTGACCTTTTGGATTCCCATTTTCATCATATTTTGTAGCGCCATGAAATTGTAATAACCTTTTATCATAATCTATTATGTTTTTGGTAGGGGGATAAATAATTTCTAAATTTACAAAATTACCACCTTCATCAAATATTTTTTTCTTTTGTGCGTCTGATAATTTACCAACCATCTTTTTTAAATCTTGCATAGCAAAAACAAAAGCATCCTTTATATCTCCTCTGCCTTGAAACTTCCTAGCAACAGCAACAACATCCATAGCTTTTTTACCCTTATCTTTTATTTGACCTTTATTCCTAGCTGCTAACAATTTATCTTTTTTAAAGGTTATCATAAGATTTTGTCCGTCTGTTTTTTCTGTAGGGGATTCTTCCAAATCTAATCTTCCTTGTAAACCTAAATCAACAATTTTCTTTAGGTCACCAAATGTCAAATCCTTATCATCAAATGGATGATTCATATGACCATAGGCACCACCTTCAAATAATAATTTTATTTCTTTATTGAGATTTATTCGTTCTTTTAGCTTTAGTTTATCCTTTGTTGTGTTACCAACATTGTCCACACCCACACCAGGTAAAACAGGAGTTTCAACCTCAACACCAGTATATGAATTA